TGTCTTTCAGACGCGCATCCGATGCGGTATTGACTACGGCAACATTAAGCGTGCAACTCTGCGGCGTATCTCCATCTCCTTGTCTCTTACCATACATACTTATCACGTTGGAGCTGCTCTGCTCGATACGTGCTGTATAATCAGCAGTTTGCTGATCTATGCTTTCTGCTAAATGGAAATCTATGTAAGGTGTATGAGCTGCTGAGTCATTATTTCCAAATATTTCTAACCCGTAATCAACAAAGATCGCCTTGTCGAAGTACACATCCTGATCCGTATATGCCCCATCTACAAGCTTTCCATTTCGGGACGATATTGGTCCTAGTCGAAAACGACCATCTGTATTGATAAAGCCTTTTCCAACCTTTAAAATACCATTGTTGATCAAGACCTCGCCTGTCTTCATATCTACACAAAACAGCGTATTGCCTTCTCCGTCCGATACTAGAAGCTTTCCAGTTTTGATGTAGGTTGCATCGAGTCCAATCAAGTAAATTTTCTCCAAAATTGCAGTTCCATCCCAACTGAGTCCGTTGTAACTGTTTCCACCATCTGACGAGAATAAAATTCCTGCATCATTTACCTGGATAATCGTGTACGATTCCTCTAAGGTCTTCTTATCATGCAGGAACCAATTGTGTGCTCCATCTTTTCCAATATCCGTAACGTACAGACCAGATGCCTTTCCCATCTTGTCTACAAGGTCAGCGATGGCCTTTTTACGGTCTTCCCGTTCCAAGTTGATTATTTCCTCAATCTTGGTATCTGTGTCTCGTCTGGCTGCATCTGCGCTTCCTGTGTAGGTTTTGAGCGTATTACCGACTGTGATTTTATAATCTGATCGATCCAGAAGATTTCTGGTGAGTGATACAACAGGGCTTCGAAAATCCAACCCGTGGCGTTTGCTTACACAGTGGACATTCTTCATGAAGTGAAAAGACTCAACCTTAACGCCTGTTCCAGATAGATCAGCCGCAGTCACTGTGATTGACTCAACCGACTTGAGTGCTTCCTTTAGATCTTCCTTACCCTTACGAAGCAAATTCTCTGGAAGAGTCACATCTTCATGCTCTATAGTCTTAAGAACCAGACCATACTTTGATACCGCGTCATCGTCCTGCACATAATCTTTTCCATTGTTGACTGATTCAATGGTCAAATACTTTTCTTCTTCGTCCTCAGCTTCCTGCTTTTTCCCAAGCGGAATCACTGCTGTGGCAAAGCCAGAATCAATCTCTTTTACCTGGTCAATGTCAATGATGTTTTCCCCATATTTAGCTGTCTGCTCATTATTCTCTCGAATCTCTGCCAGACAGTCCAAGTATGTCACACCATTTTCCCAGCGCTCCACCAGAAAACAGTCCATCTTGTCAAGAAGCTTCTCTTGCAGTTCTTCCCAAGTTGATGGGTAATGTATATTGGACCTGACAACATAATCGTTTGGATCTGATAATGTAACATTCCCCACAACAAATTGACGCTCTTTCTCGACCTGCGCGTTATGCTGCGTGATCAAGAAGGTAAAATACTCTCTGGGACTTCCGGAGAATTCGTATGGGCGAACGATCGTATCATTGAGATATGCCAAATCGCCTTCTGCTGTGTGCTCTGTATCTCCCCAAAAGTCAGGATTGTTTTTGATGATACGACCCTTAAAAAGCGTCTCATCATCTTCTTTTACTGTTACTCTGGTGACTCCCGGAGTGATTGCCAAGTCTGCATATTCATGGTCTGTTGGAATGATAAATTTCAGTGTTCCAGCCTTGTTTTTAGCCTGGCTTAACTCTGCTTCCTCCAGCTGCAGCTTTTCAATACGAGGATCATAAATCTTTTTGGAATCGGAATATATTGTGATCATAATGATGCCTCCTGGTAACTTACTGCGACTGTTCCTGTGCCGATAAATTCAAGCAGATTATCTCCAGCCGTGAAGATGATCTCCGAAATACTATTTTCTCCAGATGCAAGAGTATATGTCTTTCCGGAAAAAGTCACTGTCATGGCGGCGCTGCACTGAATGTTCGGAATCACGTTTCGCTGCAGGTTGTAGCAAAGCAGCTCGGTCTTTCCAGACACAGTAATTTCTCTGTATGTCAACTCTCGTTTGTATCGATACGGATCATAGGTGATCGTAAGCTCTACAGAAGACCAATAACCATCACATGACTCTTTCACAGAGATTCGCCCGCTTAAATAGAAGTCCAGATCATATGGGAAAACGACTTGGCACTTCTTTCCATGGCAAAGCTGCTTAATGCACATTGTCTTTTGATAATGTTCTGGCATGTCGGCTTGCTTTGACAATTTAACCTGCATGGTTCCTGACTTATATCGGATAATGCCGTCCTGCTCTGTATAATCCAAACTGCCATCCATGCCGGTGATGTCGATATATTTTGTCTTTGGTGTCGGAGCGGTTCGGATAATGATGGTTTCGATATCGTATCCATAGTCTTCCAGAAGATCTACACTATTGATCATCAATCCTTCCATCACATCACCCCTCTCTGATTCATCTGTGCATACTCTTGTAATCCGGCATTGATACGACTTGTCATCACTTTGCCGACTTTCTTGCCATCTAAGCGCACATCCATCCCATCTATCGCAGATGCTACAACTTCTCCCAACCGATCATAATCAAAGTCTGATGAGCCCGTCTCCTGCGACTCTGGAGCTGATCGCGCAACAGTCTCCATGGTAGACTCCGTGGCTCTCTGTGCCAGTTCTGCATCCATGGTATAAGATGCCTGACGGATCTGATCGACTGCCCAGCCTAGATCAAGATCGGGCAGAAGCACATCTTTAAAGCCATCCAATGTTGCATCTGCTGTATCGGCTGCAGCTTCCTCAACCTGTTCTTTCCCCTCCTCAATACCGCCTGCCCATCCTTCAGGAACGTAAAGTGCATCGGCTTTTGCTGCTGCGGATGGTGAATGAATCTGAGCGGTTGCGCGGAATGCGGCAAGAGCCGCTCGTGCTGAGCTAGCAGCAGCTGCTGCTACACTGCCCTGTCCAGCATATATGCCTGCCGCAAAGCCCTCTGCCAGATATCTTCCAGCGCTCTCGGACTGTCCTCGGTAATCACGAATCTTTTGAATATACTTGTCGGAAAGTTTTGTCGCGGTTTTGGCGGTGTCTACAGAACCAAGGCCAAGATTCATCGCATGGCTGACTGCAAAGCCGTCTGCCCATGCCAGAGCTGTTCCTGCCACCAGAACACCTAAAAGTGATGCCAGAAGATCTCCTGCTGTTTTGGCAGTATCTGCAGATCCCAGACCATCATCGGTTGCATTGGAAATGTCAACTGCAGTATTCTCTGCATTTTCTTTTTGTGCCTCTGCACCGGTAATGTAACCTGCTACGTTGTCGGAACCAATCTGTGTTGTCGCGTCTGTATCAGTCAAGCCGTCCTCTGTTGCACCTGCGAGTGAAATTGCAGTTGTTGACACTTCTGGTTGCTTTGACTCAGCACCAGTAATGTAACCAGCAATGTTATCGGAACCAATTTTTGTTGTTTCATCCGGTATCGTAAGCTTTTCCATAAAATCATAGGCAATTGATTGGAGAGATTCATCTACCTGCGGACGTTTGGAATCAATTCCATCGGCTGTAGCCTGAGTTGCGTCCTGAGCTGTTTGCTGAGCGGTGCTTACAAGACGCTCAGCATAAGCCTTATATCCTGTCTCAGCCTCTGCGTTTTCATCTGCAATCTCCACGGACACATTGTAGTACTTGTCCCAATTGTCATTCAGATCTTGAATATATTGAACATTTCCTGCGTTAATCTCTTGAGCAATTGCAGCCACCAATGAAGCTGATTGAGGACCTAGATCACGCAAATATTGAACAAATCCAGCATCTAACGCCTCAATTGAACCAGTTGAAACATCTTCTACACCTTTGGTCAACGCGCTTAAATTTTCTGAATAGCTAGTCATACCATTGACACAAGAAGCAAAGTTTTCAAGTGCTTTGGCAGCCGTAATCTCTGCTCCAGCAGACCATTCACTATACAAACTTAGCTGTCCCATAATAGAGCCTTGAGCACTTTCATACGCACTTTTATATGCTTCTTGCAAGGTCTGAAACTTCTCTGCTATCTCTCCGGTTGTTTTATAAGTCTGACCAGCATATTCAATTTCTGAGGTGAGAAGATCTTGATTGACTGTAATTGCACCCTTTTTAGCATCTGTATCATCTTCTACTGCATCTTTCTCTTCTTTCTGGGCATCTGTTTCTCCGATCAAGCTTTCCTTAACCCGATCAACCGTCTTTTCATACTCTTCTGCGGTTTCGTTTGCCTTATCTTGAGCTTCCTGAGCACGATCAACCTCTGCACTCAAAGATTCTATACTTAATGCCAAATCTTCTAGCTCATCATCAGTATTACCTGTAATATCATAATAATCTTGCAAAGACTCAACCACCTGATGATTTGGACCAAGAGCTTCGTCAACACGTTCATTCCAACGCTTCTGCGCTTCTGTCAATCCATCCTGTGCCTGCGTCAACGCTAACGTTGCATCAAATCGTGCTTGATATACCTTTTCTAATGCTTCTTGCGCTGATGCTTGCATAACCTGTGCTTTTTGGTTATCAAGTAGCTTCTCAATCTCTTGATTTGTTAAACTAATGCTTCCGGTTTCTTCATCATATGCAGTGGCTAACTCAGGAATCGTATCCGATAGTTCAGCAACGATACGTTTCAGCTGGTATTTTTGATACTCATTCTTATTTTCAACCCCAGTTAAGTCCAAAAGAGTCTTCTTATAAGTTTCTAACTTATTGTTATCTACTGTTGCCGCATCCATCGTTTTTTCAGCAGTTTTCAACGATGCATCAACCGTATCAAGTGCAATATTGATATCATCAATGTATTGTTCCATTTCAGACTTTGCAGGTGAAATCAAATCCGTCAGCCCCTTGAACATGCCTGTCGCCATATCAACCACGGTACCAGCAGGACCCGAAATATAGTCATATGCTGCAATACCAAGGCCTTCCAGAGCGGATCCCGCAGCGGTGATCTTACCTTGAAGGTTATTCTGCATTGTGTCAGCCATATCAGATGCAGCACCGCTAGAGTTACGCAGTTCTTCCTCGTAGCCAGCAATCTTATCAATGCCTTCATTAAGAATTAAGTTTAAACCTGTGATTGAATCAGAAGTAAACGTTGATGCCAGAGCGGCTGCCTTCTGAGCATCGCCCATGCCTTCTGTTGCTGCATCAACATCTGTGATGATATCAGTAAGATCTCTAAAGTTACCCTGCGCATCCATAACAGCCACGCTGGTCTCTCCGATCTGGATCGCACCCTCATCCATCTTGGCTGTAAGATCTCGCATGATCGCAGCCAGCTGAGTACCGGCTTCTGATCCCTTCTTACCCTGGTTGGCCATACCTTCGAGGAGCGCCGTTGTTGTCTCAATGTCCTGTCCACTCGCATTAAGATTAGCAGCACAATTTTTGTATGCCTCTCCCAGCATCTCAGCTGTGGTATTTGAGTGTGCCTGAGCATATGCCAGCATATCTGCCATATATGTGGCCTGATCTGCTTCCATACCGAACGCACTCAAATAATCTGTAACCATATCAGATGCAGCAACCAAATCCATACCAGATGCAGCAGCAAGCTGAATAACACCATCAACTGCACTAATGGACTGCGATACATCCCAGCCAGCGAGACTCATATATTTGAATGCCTGCGAAACTTCAGTGGCGCTAAAACGGCTAGTGCTACCAAGCTGCTTTGCTTTTGCTGACATCTTCTCTAGTTCTGCACTAGTAGCACCAGAAATTGCCTGCACTTCAGACATTGATGCTTCAAAAGCGCTTCCAACTTGGACAACATATTGTGTTGCTTGCTTCACTGCTGCCGTGATTGCAGCTGCACTTACAAAACCTGCGATCACCTGTGTAGCCTTACTGACTGCAGCATCGATGCCAGTGCAACTTGAGTCAATCTCGTTTTCAGCATCTCGAAAACTCTGACTCAAGCCCGATGTATCTGCATTCTCGCCTACCTGATCAGCTGCCTCTTCAACATCTTGAATCGAATCCACAATCTCTTCAGCACTTGCATCAACAGACTCAGATACACCTTGCATATCTTCCGCAAGAGGAGACTGACTGACACCATCTCCCATTCCTTCCAAGGATTGTTCCACATCGGCTACTGCGTCCGTGATCTGATCCGCGCCTTGCTCCATGACATCCTGTGCATGATCCATTCCTGTCTGAAGATCACTTCCAACATTCTGTCCCATAGATGACAAACTCTTGTCTACTTGCTGTGCTTCTGTCTGCGCTGCTTTTCCAAAATCTTGAATCTTCTTTTCTGCTTCCTGAAGACCTGTCTCAATGCCTTTTTGATCGACACTGGTTTCAATCTTTACCTTTCCATCAGCCACGGCCACTAACCTCCTTCATACGCTGCTTCACATAGTCTTTCATGCGGCGATTACGTTCTGACAGTTTCATCGTGCTTTCTGCGTCCTCGCCTTTTAGCTCATACTTTTTGCGCATCTTCGCGTAAAAAGATTTCTGCTGTTTGGACATACCAGATGTATCGACCGTTCTGTACATCATTACTTTACTGAGTTTACAAGTATCTGAAAGATTTTCTAACAAAGCACAAAACTTCCACCAGTGCATCCGCAACGGCTGAGTTAGATCGATCTGGTATTCTTGAAGAAAAGCCGACCATATCAGCAGACTGTCTACACCATAGTCAATTGCTCTGGTACGTCTCTGAAAATGTCCTCTGCGCTTTTCCTGCTCGTCTTGCTCTTTTCCACAACGAAAGAACCACACAAGCTTTTCTATTGCCTGTGTGGTCTGTTCTGGGGCTTTCTCCATGTAAAAGATGTTTAATGCAGACAAAATCCGATCTGTATCACTCAGTTCTTTGTCATGCATAATCTGATCAATCAAAATAATGGTGCGGAAGTCTGCGTTTATCAGATATTCCACACCATTAACTAAAACCTTATCAGGTAGCTGTTCCAGGAGCCAGTTCATACTTTTTCACCGCCTCTGCCAGATTTTCATATTTCTTTGCGATGCAGCTGCGCCGCACTACTGCCAGCGCCTGCTCGGCCTGAATCTTTCCAAGGAAATCATAATACGCTGCCTCGGCTTCCTGAACATCCTTGCAGCCTTTCAGCACATCCGTCTTAGTCGCATCAATGAAAAATTTACGGTACATGCCGATCTGCCATCGGATGTACTCGGACATGGTGTGTCCGGTTGCCTTATATTTTTCATTGGCAGCGGCCATATTACTGACGGCCTTCTCAAAGCGCTTCGCATCTTCTAAGCGTGTATGCTTAAAATCAATTTCCTTCCCGTAAATTTTCATAGCTACTCCTTACTCTCCTGCTGACCAGGTATATTCTTTTGGCTGATCTCCGATCTTACGAAACTCAATATCAATGCCTGCTGAATCGCCACTGTTTCCGGAACCATCATTATTGACAATAATGGTAACCTGTCCCTTCTCGCCAAGACCAGTCAGAATGTTAAAGTACACATAGTTGGTCACAACCTTGTGACCGGTGCCGTACTTGATCGCATTGCTCAGACAATAATCCTGTGCCTCATCACCAACATAGCGATCTCCAGTAACCTTAAAGGTTCGCTGCGTTCCTGTCTTCTGAGTAGACTTACCGGCACGAATATAAGTCTTTTCAGATGTTACTGGATTCAGAGACGCATCCAGTCCGGCAATATTCATCTGTACGACTGCATACTCAGATTCTTTTGTTGCCACTGCTCCTGTCGGTGTCAAATCAATTGCCAGCACCATATCATCCGCTGTTACATCTCCAGTATACTTTGGATTTGGTGTAACATCTTTCATTAATTCTGCTAATTTCATCTTCTAACCTCGCTTTCATAGTAAGTAACGCGGCACTGGAACATGTACCGCGCTGTTAATTGCTCCATATTTACTCCGGCCAGATTCGGCATGTTCTGCAAGACTTCCATCTTCTGTACTCTACAGTTCTCCGGAAACTCTGGATATTCTTTCTTGCGATTCTTCTCTTCTACCCAGTCCATCAGACCTTGCGCAAAGGTCATGGCCTCTAAGTTCACATCATCATCATAGGAACTATAGGACTTTGTTACGATAATCGTGAAGCCATATTCTTTCACAGCTCCGGAACGAATATAGCGCTTCTTGATCTGATCTGCATAATCTGTCAGAAAAGCAACTGAATCCGCTGTCTCTCCTGAGAAGTTAAAATTCATCTCAGTTGAAAGCTCTTCGATCTTTGGTCGGAAGAACTCGACCATTGCATGATGCTTATCCATCTCATCCTCCTGACTTTATATAATTTTCATATGCACGCGCCAATGCGTCTTTACGTTCCACCATCATTGCCTTGTCCCAATGTGATGTCGCTTTTGGATGCGGAAATGAACTGTATTTTAATCCTCTGCCAGTGGGAACCTTTGCGATTCCTGGTCGAGACCAGTAAAGACCTTCGCCATTTGTAAATGCACCTTTCTTTGTTGTCGGATCAACGTATAACTTTCCCTCATACTGATAATGAGCGTATGGAGAATTGTACTCTACAACCCCGTGATCATTCTCTGTGTAGACACTAACGTTCTGGGTAAGAAGCAGGTGCCTTGCTGGAATATATGGAATCATCAAGCGTTCGGCCTCACTTGCTAAAAAAAGAAGGTTGCCACGATCATGGCAGCCACTTGCATCCTCTGCAATCTGTCTTTTTGATTTTGTCCAGTCGAACGAAAATTTCATTTCATCAGCCTCCTACACGATAATGCTTATCCACAAGATGTTTTGTGTTATCCACGGTCTTGCTGATAATAAAGGCATCTGACGCATACTGGCGAAGCACCTTTGTGATATTATTTGTTGCCGGATCGATCTCTTCTGGACAAATCCCCTTTATCACAAGATCTCCTGCTGACAGTGTAAAACCTATCTGATCCTGTTTCCACTCGTGATACGGTCGGTAAGATGGATTCTTTGGAATTCGAACAGTGTATTCCGGCCGAAGATCCATCTGCAAGAAGGTCTTTTGATTTGCACCAGCTGAGCGGATCATCGCACTGTTATAGCTGCATCGCTCCAACACTGTTTTCTTCCAGTGTTCCTTTTTATCTGGAGAGTCAGCTGCTTTTAACCTGTTATAAATCGTGACCGTATCACAGTAGTTCGGATTCATTTTAGCCCCCTGTACATCAATCCTGTGTTACAGAGGTACTGCGCGATCAGGCGCCGCACCTCCTTCATTTTGCCAGTTTCAGTCAGCGCTGAATTTGACAAATCTACCGTTCCACTCTGACCATCATTTGACCATGATGCCAATGGACCTGCCAGGCCGTTTTCCTGCTGCTCGGCCTTAGCCTTGTCTGCCTGATACAGTACCTCTGCCACAGCGCAGGTACACAGCTTAACCTCTTCCGGTGGCTCCGACATAGATTTGACTCTTTCAAAGGTATAGCGGTCAATCTGCACTCTGGCTTCGCGCTCCCAGTACAAAAAAGGTTCCTCCGGTACTACTGGGGATTTCCCCAGCAGGTACTCAGAAGTATAAAATTCATAATCTACATATACTGTTCCCATAGATTACTCCGCGTGCTTTCTGACACCGACACGAGCCTTGGTCGGTACACGATAACCAGAGTTGATTTCAACCTGTGCCAGCGTACCGTTGAAGTTCTCGGAATCCTTCAGACGAATGGTTTCCAGATTGTCAACAACTGAAAAGCCTCTCCAGTCGTACATGATGAAATCAATGTCAGTCAGCTTCACGGTCTGAATGGTACCTGCATAATCGTAATACTTTGCAGCATCCAATGAGTCAAGCATGTTGCACTCGATCCAGAGCATACCCAGCCATCTTCCGATCTGGCCAGTCTGCATAATCTGATCGTTTGTGACCGGAGTGTACTGATCGCCAGCAGCTTCAAGCATTGTAGTATAAGTAGCTACCGATGCCAGTACAACATTAGCAGCAGCCTTTCCGATTCGAATTGTCTTACGAGCATCCAGAATCTCTTTCTTGATGTTTTCCTTAGTCAGTGCGGTTGTACCAGTCAGAATGGTTCCTTCATGTGCCAGACATGCAAGTCCAGATGCCTGCCAGCCCTGACGGCAGTTCTGTGTTGCAAGTGCCAGATGCTCCTCTGCCATTGCATACGGCACCGCGTTTGCCTGAATCTTGTAGATCTTCTTGGACTTGGACTGAAGATTATTCAGTCTCAGATCAATCAGCTCATTTTCAGCTGCTTCATGTGAAAAATCGGATGCCGGAGTCTTCGGATCCTGTACATCGTCCTCTGGTAATTTAAAGATCTTTACCAGACCACTGTCTGCATCGCCCTGAAACTGATCATTGTAAGTCATTCCCGGCTGAAAAATTGAATCAAAATACAGATTCGGCTCTACGATCTGACTATACTTCTCTACTACGTTATATCCACCATATTCCATTATTTCTTTCCTCCTCGATAATACTTGTTGTTGCCGTACTTAGCCTTCAGATACGCTTCGTCAGCGTCAAGGGTGCTTGGGCGGTCTTTTCTGTTTGCTCCGCGTACCCAGCTTCCCGGCTTTGTTTCCTCTTCCTCTTTTTCTTTCTCAAAGGAATCCGGATCCTCTTCCTGAAGCTTTTTCATATACTCATCTGCTCCGACAAACTGACCATCCTTGTACTCCAGTTCCATCATTCCAGCAAGCGCGGCCTTATGTGCCAGCTTTCCGCGAATCTTTTTACCTGAGAGGTAATCCTTCGCCGCTGCCTCTTTCTGCAGACCTGTGATCTTGCCCTGAAGTGCTGTTGTGTCTGTTTTGTACTTTTCTTCCCAGTCGGCTGCGGACTTTCTGATGCCTTCGATGTCCATATCCTTATAGGACTTGATCTGCTTATTGGCATCTGTGAGCTGCTGTCTTACACCTGCAAGCTCAGTTTCTTTTTCCGTATACTTCTCTACGGAAACGTAGCGACCCTCGGACAGATCTGCATACCTGACATGCTTCTGCTTATTCGGCTCTCCGTTGTTGTGCTCCTGAAGCTTCTCGTCGACCTTTGCGTACAGCTCGTCTCCTAACAGTTCCTTTAGTTCCATCTTTTCTCCTTGTGAGCTTCGTTTTTATTTGTGGTTTCTCCACCTGCTCCGGCAGTTTTGCTCCCATACCGAGGGGATATTCCCAGCAGTTTAGACGTCTTAAGGGGTTCGGACATAAAAATAACACGCATTGCTGCGTGCTTTCTCGCTAATTTGTGCTGGCGCAAATTACTCCTCGTAAATCACGTCAAGCCCATACGCAATAGCTGCATCATGCTCAAGTCGGCAGCCTCTTGCCTGTTCCCAACCCTTGCAAAAATATGCTGCATGGCAAAGACTCATGTTCTCTAATGATTTTGCTAAAAAGCAGAGAGGAATCTGTACAACACCGCGTTCCTTCATAGCTTCATTGCTGTACCATTCATCTGTAAACAATGTGTTTACAATCTCATATCCTTTCTCTTTTAATGTTGCAATCGCCTTTTCTCTGGTAGCCTTGATCTCTTCCTCGCTTTTACCAGCCATTGGCTGTGATAACATTGCTTTCACTTGTTTACTCCTCCTTGTAACAGGTGTTAGTCACCTTCTCATAAACATCTTCATATAGTTCCTCTTTGTCACCATTATATGTATACTCTGCATACACTCCATCATCAAGCACCGTTGTAGCTACAAGGCATTTATAATTCTGCAATACCTTACTGCTCCAGACAATAACTACGTTGTGTCTGGCAATATTTATTGACGGCTTATGCTTGTGATACCACTCAACAAGCTTAGTTTCGCAGACGCTCGCAAAGTGATCTACTCCCGTAATAACCATTAGTGTTATCCTCCCTTTCTTAAAAATGAGCGCAAAAATACCACCGGCCTCTCGACTGGTGGTATTATTCTCTGTGGTTTGAGCAACTCAGACATATTTCTTTATAATTTTCTACAGCTAACACCTCTGGAGGAATTGTCCAATCAGGTGCCATTCCTTCAACATTCATATGAATATCAAAGCACACCGCATCCTCTATTTTTTTCTCCAGCAAAGGACACAAAGTAAAATCAAATTTGTCCATACTTACATACCCTCTACGTTCTCAATCTGATCAATGATATCCTGCAATGCTTTTCCCTCAAAGAAAGGCTCCTGCATTACTTCCTCAATGCTGTGTGCCTCCATGAAATCCTCTCCACACCACATATCGAAATGACCAGCATCAAACGGATCTACTCCACATGCTTTTCCATTATAATCAAAAAGGACATGTGTACATAAACTTTCAATTCGATCTCGAAGTTCTTTTGCGGCCATTATGTCAACCAAGTATTTCCACCTGTTACTTCTACATCAATTTCCTTTAATCTTTTAACTCTCTTTTCCACCTCTTCTTGAGAAAGATTTGGATTTTCAAGTTCATCCAAAATTTGCTCCTCTTCTTTCGTCAACTGCCTCATCTACTGCCAACCTCCTTCTCCAATAAGCCAATTAAATCTTTCGCAATAACATTTTCATCTTTTACAGAAAAACATTCTGCAATAACCTCTGTATATTTTTGTTTTCGATAGCCTTCATTGGCATATCGACTCAGTGAAAGTTCTAATGTTGTTCCCTCTAGTAACATTGAATGCACATATTCATAAATGCATGCATCAACTATTCCTTGTGCTTTAATATAGCTTACTTCTCTTAATTTTGCAATAGATTTTACTGAATCATAATAAAACTTATGTCCCAATTCATGCAAATATGGCGCATACTCTGTTGTACTAGCAAATCGACCTTTCTGTGCATTTACAAAGTCTAAAATCTTCTGTCTTGTATCATATTTGCTATTTATAAAAAGTCTTCCTGACGCTTCATGAAATCCGCCAATTGCGTTTGCATTCAATCCCTGCTTTTCAAAGTCTACAACTGCAACCGGAGGCATTTCAAACGAATCTGGCAAATCTGTTTGAACCTTTTTGAGCATCTTCTCTGCTAATCGTACTGCCTTATTTCGTGGATTGTCAGTATCCGTTACCATATCGAAGCTGCTATTGTTTACTGGCCTTACCCTCATTTTGACCTGACTGATTTGCAATTCTTGTTCTTGTCCATAGCGTGGTCGAAAACTGTTAGACATATAGTTCATGGATTCAGTTGAATTTTCTTCATCCCGTGCTTTCGCCCTTGCCAGCTCTGTCTTGGTTGGCGTAAACTTACCTCTCAGCCCATCTTGATACACTCGTTCCATCTGCTCCGGCAGATCCATCGCCTCTGCGAATGCCTTGTATGTCTGCATCTGACCTTGATACTTTGCCTTTTTCAGTGTGATGTCGTTCGGATCCGCGCCGCCGTCCTGCATCAAGCGGATGTCCTGACGCGTTTTGCGCATTCGAGTTTCCATCTTACGCTGTGCTTGAAGTGCTTCGTAGGTGGTATATTTCTTTCCGAGATATTCTTTTGGTGTGTTTTCCTCTGCGATCATTTTATCTAGCTGTTCGTCGGTGTATGTACGAACGGATACACCTGGAATGAACGGTTTAAAATCGTAGATGATAGCAGTTAATTCCACATAAACCTGTAACCGTTCCATAGCCCGTACTTTCTATAAAATTTGGATAATCTGCCATTTATGCATCACCTCCCACAGTAAAAGTATTTTTTGTTAACTCCAGTATTTTTTCTCTGCACTTATTCTAGCTTCTATTGCATCTTCTTTTTTCACATATTGTCCTAGATTAATATGCTTACCGTTAACAGTTATCACAGCTCTCCATTTTTGTGTTTCTTCTCTCCATTGCACTCCAGAATATCCAGACGTATTATTTTTTCTCGGTCTTTTGTCTCGATTCCAACAATTTTCCTGTAATGTAACCCATCGACAATTTTCTGGAGAATAATCTTTATCAACATCAATTCGATCAATTGTAAAGTTTTTCTTATAGCCATTTTCTAATGCCCAAACTTTAAATTTTTCAAAATTATTCAACCATTCTGAGCAAACTTTAATGCCTCTTCCACCATAATATTCATAGTTACTGCATGTAGGTATGTAACATCTAGCTTTCATCGATCTCCATGTGTTATAAAGCCTAGTTCCAGTTCCCTTATGTGTACTGTTTGATCGTGATGTTGTTTCTCTTTGAAAACAGCCACACGATTTGGTTTTACCTGTTCGTAAACGTGTACCTGTTACAATCGTTGTCTTTCCACATTCACATTGGCACAACCATCTAGATTTCGATCCAGAATTTTCTTTTTTGTTTTCCTCTCTGCTTAATACCATTAACCTATTAAATTTTTTTCCTGTTAAATCTACATATTTTCCTCCCATTCAGCCTTTCTCCATTCTATTTTATTACTTTTTCCAATGATAAATCCGGCCTTGCCATATCTGATGATCTGGTCTCGCCCCAACGTGCGCTGATACCTCTACATATTCTGTATTCAAATCACTCATTACTTGCTTGTTAATTTCCGCTTGCACTTGCCGAAAGCCTGTCATGACCGCTCTACGGGCTGCTACGTCAACTCTGTTGTGCCAACCAGAATCATAGTCAATCCATCTTAAGCCTGATGTGGTCATTGTGTTGATCGTGCGCTGGAGCACTGTGTTGTAAGAGAATGCACCTGACTTAATGTCCATTATGGCAGCGTCAAGTGTCTGCTGATAGAACTTCATCGTGGGCGAATACATGATGTTACCTGTCACAGGATCACGAATTGCAAATCCTGCTGAACCTGTGAGATTTCGGAACGTGTCCTTGGTCTGCTTTTTGGATGCCTCAATCACTTTAAGCAGCTGAACATTCTGTTCGAGTGGAATCTGCTCGAAACCGGATACCTGATATTCCCGGTCGTGACCGTAATACTCGCGGTACACGTCATCTGAGAAAATTTTATCCACCTCGTCATCTGTCTTCTCAAGAGTTTCTTTAATCCATTTTCGTATCTGCTCCTCCGACTCACCTAATTGCTGCAGTCTGGAGATCTCCCAGTCGGCAGAGGCTGGAGAAAAGCCATTCGCCTTGATGCGTTCTATGATATCCTTCATGATACGCATCTCCAGCTCTGACATCAGTTCTACAAACGGCTGCGGAATCTGTTCGAGTTCGCCCTGTGTCATTCAATCACCTCTGCTGGCTGCTGAATGGATTTCTTTGCCTGTTCCTCGGACTCGCCGTAATACTTTGCACGGTATTCCCAGAGCTGCATAGCGCCCATTGCAACGTCCTCTCGGTCGGTTTTTCGCTCTGCATCCTTATCGACAACCACGCTGTCATCAAAATCTGTGCAAAGTTCAAAGCCTCCTTCTGGAGCAAGGTGTCCAATTGTGGTCCATGCATTCATGGCATCCAGAAGACCAAGAAGTGCATCTCTTAGACTGTTTTGAATAGCCTTTACCATCGCGTAAGAGCGCTGCTTTCCTGTCTTAACCTCGGTTGCCGTCTTTGTCACAATCGTTGGATCTGATATTGTGCCATATGCCAGGTGTGAGGAAAATTCTACACGCTGAAGCATCCTGTTATAGCCATCGAAAAAACTTTCGTTTCTGATATCCGGAGAATATACATTGAAAAATGGTGAGCCGTTTTTATCGGTAACATCGCCCATATCTCGGTATAGTCGTCCTTTGCCCTTTGGCATGATTACATGGCCTTCTCGATCCTTCTCAAAGAAATCGTTTCCTGCCTGTACCGCCGCTTCCTTCGCTTTATACTCCCAGAGAGTAGCTCCATACTGCTGATCGGCATCTCGGATATGCTTAACGGCTCTTGCATAGATGGAAACTCCGAGCGGACTATTGCGATCTACATTATTAGCCACCGGTATTCTGAAATATGAAAATAGCGGACATGTCGCGCCCGCCAGTAAAACCTCTGGTTCCAGATCTGCCCACTCAGAAACCTCATTTAATTGGACTTCCTGTCCCAGATTGATGATATCATTTATCTTTACAGCTGCCCTCCTGCTTTTAAATGCCTTATTCTGGATGCAGTAAGTATGAGTCCGCTCGTCATATTCCTGATACTCCAGCTTCGTATATAGCCATTTTCCTTTGTGCTTGAACTCTGGAAAGATCGCTGCTGTGACCTGCTTTGCGGAATTGAACGCAACCGGAAAGAAATTATCGGAGTGAATATAGTCAACTGCGATATGTTCGCCGCTGATATATGGTTTTAAGATCAAACCTCCTCCTGCACAGGCATATTCTACAATGTCTGACAGATCTTTCTTTACTTTTGCAAATTCGTTGTCCAGATACTCAGCTCTTGCGTCTCCATCAACGCTGATCCGCGCCTCCATCGTTACGGCTGTTGCCATCTCGGAGCAGACAGAAGAGGGAAGTTCACAGCTTAAAACATCCATGCTTGGGTCAATCCATGGTGCTTCGTTTTCATACATTTTATTCCACAATAAGATTCGCTGTGCCATCTCTGTGCTAATTGCGATATCCACACCCATTGCCTGTTGAATGTTCTCATAATACATCATGGTTCATCACCTCCTTTATCGTCTCTTACTGCTACAGGAAGAAAATATTTAATCTTCTTCCACATTCCCATTACTGCATATCTGGTTCCGTCTTGACAGTGATCGTTGATCTTTAAGACCTCTTCCTTGCCCTTTTCTATGCTTTTTTCATCGTACTGGTACAAACCCATCTCCTTTATAAGCCATGGTTGTTTTCGACTTAGCTTCAAGCAGCCAAATGATAAAAGTTTTTGCACACGGCTGATTCCGAGCTTTACCGTATTGTCTGCATCTTTTATTGAGATATCTGGCACCAGACGTTTGATTTCCTCTGCCAGACCTTTTGCCGAAGGGTCTATGAATACCCATGAGATTTTTCTGTTATATTCTCTTTCCAAATTCTCACAAAAGCTCTTAAAGTCCGCCGCATACTCGGACGGTGATTTCTGGCCGGATTCGCGGCCACTGTGATAATACTCATCCAAACCTCGTAAACATCTGTGATTATAGTCAATGCCAAATGCCTCGAATACGGTTGGGTTCTTTTGGCCGTAATCGAGGCCAATTCCGATTTCTCCTATGGTCTTCTTTTCTGCCTCTGGCAGCTCGTCCTCGATATGACTTTGACTAAACATGTAATAGATCAGCTCATCCACACCGACGCATTCACCGCCCCACACCCAGTTGTACATCTTCCGATCTACGAGGCGCATTGCCTCTGCACTGTCGATCAGTGCCTTTCCCAGCCATGCTTCCGGTACATCCTGATAGGTGGTGTGAATGTGTATGGTATCTGGGCGGCGCTCCATCTTCTGAAGCCATGCCATAATCGGCGCGTTGGGGTTCTTTGGTGGATTAAACAGATAGATCATCTGAAAGTCGTTATCCACATTACCTCGAACGAATGTCGCCTCTATGTTGGCTAGCTCCGCCTCTCCCTCACCATCATCAAAGAACTCCGTTGCCTCGTCGATGATAACCAGCTTGATCGGCTTGTCTTCATCTATGATACCTTTCGTGTCATCAATACCATCGGATCCGGAGAAGTATATTGTGGTGTTGTACTTCTTGTAGGTAATCTCCATCGGAGATTTCGTGATATAAAATCGATTCTTCGGAATCTGCAATCGGTTGATGCCACGAAGCATTTCCTTGTAGACGGTCTTACGAAGTTTATTGTGGTGCTTGCGAAGAACTACTACCGAACCTCGCGCATCTGCTGTGATCTGGTAAACGGTTCTGATACCTGCATAGCTTGACTTTGTTCCGGATCTTCCAGATGTTAAGATGATGTGCTTGTGCTTTTTATCATTGAACAGCGGCAGATATTTCGGAATGACGATATCGGATATTTTAACCTGTTTCTTCGGTCGCTTCTCCAATTGTTTTTTCACTTGATTCTCTGTCTGCATCATTTATAATCTCAACTCCATCATCTTCATTTTCAACTGGCTGGGCGGATAAGCGCTCTGTCTGAGCCTTAATCTGGGCAATGCGTGCGCGCTGCTCCTCGGTGGCTAAGTCCATATGATCCGACAACCATTGAAGAGCTTTCATTCTGTCTGCAAGTTTGATGCTTGCCCCATCGCGGCCTTGTTTCACCTCTGCCAAAATGGTGCCATCTACTTCAGCAGATGGGCGAAATCGGACAGTATTCACAGTTTTGGTAAGCTCTTTTTCTTCGCCGGTATCAGGATCTTTGACCTTTACTGGCCCATACAGCGCCATGACAGGGACCTCTTCAGTACCAAATTCAAGATAGTCCGTGATGTCGGCAAAGGCGATGTCGATGTACTTTTGGAAGATGTCAGATTCAGAAAAAAATTCTCGGTTGAGACGATTTATTTTCAGCTTCTGTATCTCTGATTTTATCCGAGTATTTCCGAGTAATGCTGAACCATTCGTAAGTGCAGTTTCGTAGCTACATTCATATGCTTTTTGATATGCTTTCGTAGCATTAAAACTCCGAATGTAATAAACACAGAAAAGCCGCTGTTTATCAGTCAAATCAGCATTTTCTATTACCTTTTCAACTACTTCCTCTGCCTTTTCTTTTTTATGGTCATTTTGTGTGCACACTTTTTTCTGTTTTTGTGTGCACACCTTTTTCCCGTCTTTTGACCATTTGTATCTGGTCTTCCAAGACTTCACTGTGTTTATAGTGACACCATACTTTTCAGCAATCTCTTTGTATTTCATTCCCTTGCAGTAATCTATATACGCAAGGTCATAGTTTTGCGGTTTTAAGTTTTCATCCAATCCTCACCACCTCTCATTCATGTCTGTTTTTGGCATAAAGAAAAGCAGCCCCGAAGGACTGCCTGGTATGCTCCCCGTCAAGAGGACAATAAAAAATAATAAATTTTTGTATCGTCAGCCATGCTATGGCTGGCGATAT